CGATTGGCTTCTTACGCAGAAACGTGCTTCGAAATGTGGTAGCGTTGCTTTCGGCACGTCGCGCCAATCACCGCAGATCTACCGCATGAGCTGACCGGCAGAAGTCGCAGGGTGATGCAGTCACTCTAACAGCTTCGACCATCGGCGCCGTCTGGAGACATTCTTCACGGCGATGGCCACGGCCTTCTTCTGGCCGCCGAGGACTACATGCTTCCTTCCGCGGGTGACCCCGGTTTAGATCAGGTTGCACTGCAGCATGGTGAAGTGCCGGTTCATGACAGGGATGACAACGGCGGGTTATTCCGATCCTTAGCTTTTGTGAATCGTGTGGGCATAGGCTGACACCGGCGCGTTGATATCGCCAGAGTTGACAGTCCGTTTGTGCTTCTTTGTTGCGTCAGTATGTGATGAAGTGTATAAATTCGCAAATCTGCGAACAAGCGGATTGACAGGGAGAAGATGCAATGGACCGTTCATGTCTACCGACGGCGTGACCTTTGGCCAAGCGATCTCGAAGGCACGGAAAGCCCAAGGCCTCAGTCAAAAAGAGCTCGCGTCAAAAGTGAAGAAGGAAGAGGATGGTAGCTCAATCTCACCTCAATACCTCAACGACATCGAGCACGACCGGCGCAGTCCAAGCTCAGGACACTTGATCCGCCAGTTCTCGGGGATTTTGAACATTCCGGAGGACTACCTTTTCGCGCTCGCAGGTCGACTTCCAGATGACCTGCGGACGGATACATCCGACCCGGACAAGGTCGTTGCCGCATTCATGAGTTTCAGACGGACCCTAAAAGAGTAGAGAGGCGCGCATGGTGAAGATGATCCAAGACAACACTGGACGCTTTGCCAAGCGGCCCTTTTTCACGGAAAAGGAGCTCGATGGCGACTGCGAACGCCTGATATGTGAACTCCTGCTGAAACGGCGCGGAAAGGTTGAGTATCCGGTTTTGACCGACGACCTCACCGTTCTGATCGAAAATCATGACGCCGAACTCGACTGTTATTCTGACCTCAAGGCCTACGGTGACGATGTTGAGGGCGTCACCGAGTTCTTCCCGGACAAAGGGCCGAAGGTTTCGATCTCGGCGCACATCTCGGGCGATGACAGGCGAGAGAATCGTTACCGCACAACACTTACCCACGAATTCGGCCATGTGAAATTTCATGGCCCGCTCTGGACAGAGAAGTTCGCTACTGGTGATCGTCTTGATCCGCGGCCCCATGCAAACAAGGCAGTCTCCAAGCGCGACAATATCCTGAACGCTCCGCAATCCGACTGGATGGAGTGGCAGGCGGGTTACATCAGCGGTGCATTGCTAATGCCTGTTACCCCGGTGCGACGATTGGTTTCAGACTACTGCAGCCCGCGCGAATTGCATGGAAACATCCATGTCGCATCGGAGCACGCGGCCGTTCTGACGCAGATGATCATGGAGCGATTTGCTGTCTCGGAAGAGGCGGCGCGCGTCCGGCTTCTGAAGCTCAAGCTGGTCACCACGACTGTCGGGCAGCCTTCGCTTTTCGGATCCTGACGCAAATCCGCAGAGATGCGTATTTTTTCGATTGACTCTGTTTGGGCTCCGTATACGCTGATCGGCAGATTTGCATAATTTTTGGAATCAGCGTTAGGAGACTGCGCATGACTGCTTTATCGTCCTTCCTCCGCAAGACGCCGCTTGAGGCGCTTCGCGAGTATTTCGACCAGCCGGAGATTAACCTTCCCATCGAATTTGAGTGGCCTGCAGCGGATACTGATCTGTCGGGACCGCTGCTCGGCGCAATCGAGAAGATGTCCCGGGTCCAGCGTGATCGCATTTCAAACGGCGCAGAACGCGTCCATGCCCTGTCCGACGAGCCGGGGCAGGCCGCTATCTACAGCGTGGCCGAAGATGCCGCCTTCCTCGACGGGCTCGCAAACTCACATGCGCGGTCGCTCTGGATGTTCCTGAACGCAAAGGACCGGTTCCGCCATGCCGAGGAAGTTCGTTTCACCGAGGACCGCCGGCGCGGTCGGATGTGGGCTGGCTACATGACCGACGCCGGTTGTGTCGTTCAGCGCGGCGCGGCAGCCCGTCACGCCTTCGTTTCCGCGATCAAGGAGTTCTCGGGCGCTGCCCACGCCCATGTCGATATCTTCGACCGGGTGAGGACGACCCATGAGGGCGACGAATACGACCTCGTGCAGGTAACGATCTACCGCGAGGGGCGGCCCGACGATCTGCTGCGCTTTGACGACAAGGGCTCGCTTGTCCGGCAGCCCTATCGTCCTGTGTTCGAAGCCGCGGTGACCTACGAGCCCGTAACCGGCAGCATTGAGGTGATCGCCAACGACAAGGTTACGCGGAGCGAGATCGTGAAGGCGACGGTCACGCACCTGCTTGGCATTGAATTCAAGGAGAACCGCCTGCCGCTACGCTGTTACGATCTGTCTGTGCTGCTGGCTCCCCACAATTTTCCGGTCGACCCGGAGGACGGGATCGAGGGCGTCGATGTGCGCGAGCTGCGCCTGATGCCGATCGATGACAGTGATTTCAGGGTGACGCTGGAAAAGCCCGCGCGCGCCGGCGAAACGATCTGGATGAAGGCGGAGGAGCGGTTCGGGGACCGCACGCCCCTGAGCGAGGGGTATGTGGTCACGCGGGCCAAGATCGCCGTGAAGCTCGCCCGGCGTCCGGGTGGCGACAGGCGGCGCACACTGACCCTGACGATCACGTGGCCGCATGGCTGTGACCTGAAGGATCGCACCGCTGTCGAGCAAATGATCGGCGAGAAATATCTGCGGCGCTGGGGGATTCTGGTCGATGACCTGCAGCTCTTCGAGGATTGATCTCGCGGCCCGCCGGCTGCTTTCGTCCATCGCTGGGACCCGCGACGGGCGGGTCTCGGCCATGGCGCTGGCGCATATGCGCGGCGCCGGCAGGACGCTTATGGACGCAGGATTGATCGCACAGTGGGGCAGCGCGTCGTCTATCGTCGCCGCGGATGACCTGGACGACAGCCTGATGTCTGTCATGACGCACCCGATCACGGAGCAAACGGGGTATTTTGGCAACGTGGGCTGGCAAGACGAACGGGCAAGCACAAACCGCCGGATTTATGCCCTGGACATGGCGGCGACAGCTCTGCGGGTGGTTGCCCGGCTCGACTGCTCGCTCAGCAAAGACTCGGTACCCTACCTCGACGGCGCGGTGGTGGATTTTGGGACGGCGCGGTTGCCGAAGCGCAGGGCACGTGTCGGGATCTGGGTCGCTCGCGGTCTGACGACGCCGGCCATGTTCGAGGACTTCCGCCAGCTTGTTGCGCGCCGCCCGGCCGACGGGCTTCGTGTGGTCCTCTTTCTCGACCCTCCGGATCGGCATCGCTTCTCCTTCATACGGGGCCATGAATTCGTCGCGCTGGCGGATGTCGTTGAGCATGAGGATGGTCTTGCCGTGGCCGCTGAAGTCTTAACTGCACGCCTCATGAAGGGCCCGTCCCACAAGGGGCCCGTCTGGGTTTCTGGCGACGGCGGCGTGCTGATCGTGTACGGTAGGTGGCATGAATTCACGGGCGGCAAGCAGAAGATCGCCGTTGCCCTGCTCGCCGAGGCTTGGCTCAGTGGCGATCCGGTGCTGCCGGTTACGCGGATCATTGAGGAAGCCGAGTGCGGGGATTCGGTGAAGCGCTTGAAGGACCTCTTCGGCGGTCATCCCACGTGGCAGGACGTCATCCGGGAGAGCGGTTCAAACTGTTGGCTCGAAGTCTGACACTGCTAAAATAGTGATCATCAGGCCGCCCTTCGGGGCGGCTTTTTTCGTTTTTGGGCGCCGGATCTGCATTCCTCCCCTCTCCCCTCCCTGGCTCCTCCCGTTTTCCTCCCACGCCATGGGCGATGGTCCTTCGCAGGCATTAGGCCAAACGCGAAGGAGACGAAGATGTCAGTCACACATCTCAACCAGGTCGAGCTGGCTGCTCGGCTGAAGATTAGCCCGCGCACGCTTGAGCGCTGGCGCTGGACCGGCGAAGGGCCGGCGTTCCTCAAGATCGGCGGGCGGGTGATCTACCGTCTCGAAGATGTCGAGGCTTACGAAAACTGCCGACGTTGCGAAAGCACGGTGCAGAGCACCGCTCTTCGGGTGGCGCGATGATCATGGCGCGTCTCAATATAACGCCGTTTGCCTCCCCGATGCATAGCACCGTTTCTGGCGCTCACATCAACGATATCAGCTTTTTTGCGTGGGTGGCGCAGGCGGAACCTGGCGAGGCGCTGGTCTACCATCGCGGCTTTCTTGCCGTCGATACCTTTGGCTCGGCCTCGCCTCTTTCGCCCGAACGCCGCTCAACCCTGCGTCGGACCGCCGATGCAGCCCTGCGCGCTGCCGAACAGGACCTCGTCCATCTCGTGCAGGCCCGGATCGGGCCAGACCAGTTCGCCTACATCGCCGTTGCCCGGCGCAAGCCCCACAAGGCCGGTGCCTCCCTTTCGATGCGCCTGCTTGAGGCCGCCTGATCCCCCCATTCCCCAACAAGGAGACCCAAATGCCCTTTCCCGATAACACTCCCGACATCAACGAGTTGATCAATCTGCCCGTGGGTGAAATTGCTCTGCTTCCTGTGGACCTGCTCGCCGTCCTGCAGCGCGAGATTGACGCTGCCGCCAAACAGATGAAGGCCGTGACCACGCGCTTCAACGCAGCACTGGAGGTTCGGTTCGCCACGCGCGCCGCGGAAGAGCGCAGCGCTTTGGGCAAAGACACCGGCACAGTGCGCTTCGACGAGGGTGATTTCACCATCGTCGCCGATCTGCCGAAACGGGTGGATTGGGATCAAAACCTGCTTGCCGCCATGGTCGAGCGCATCCGCGCTGCAGGCGACGACCCCGCCGAATATGTCGAAATCAGCTTCAAGGTGCCGGAACGCAACTATGTCGCCTGGCCCGATGCCATTCGTCAGGGTTTCGAGCCCGCGCGCACGGTGCGGACCGGCACGCTGAAGGTCATGCTCGAGCCGAATGAGGTCCGGCGATGACAGTGCTTGCCCCCATTTCGACCTATTGTCAGGACCTTCCAAGCTTGATTGACCGAGCCGCAACCATGCTTGCGGGTGCAAAGTGCGCAGCTGAGGTTCTCGAAGCCCGCGAAGCGGCGGGTCTCGCCTACGATACTGCCAAAAGGGCCGCACGCCTTGGCCGGGCAAAGGCGGCGCATGATGATCTGGTCGCTGCGGCACACCGTGCCCAGGCTGATGCACTTGAAATCGAGGCCCTAGCCAAGCGCCGACTTGCTGATGAATACGATTCTGCGCAAGGGCGGGGCGAGGTCAAGCGTAACGGTGGCAACCGCAGCACTGTTGAAGATCGCAACACTGCGTCCGCTTCAGACATCGGACTGCGCCGCGACCAGATTTATGACGCCAGACAGCTTCGTGACGCCGAGGCAAATGACCCTGGCATTGTGCGCCGCACTTTGGATGATCGCCTCGCGCGGGGCGAGGAACCCACTCGGTCGGCTTTGCGCAAAATGGTTGTCGATGCTGCCATGCGCGGGATGAAACCGCAGCGCCGCCCCAATCGTCGCAATCCGCTCTATGTGGCACCCACGCGTGAACAGGCCGCCTGGCGGCATGTCACAGGGATCTTTCGCGCCTTTGCCGAATGGGCCACCGACGAGAACCTTGCTCTTGCACGCAAAGGCATGCGGGAGGCGAGGGATACCCCATTTCACGCCCTCGACGCCAAGGCCATCGCCCAGGGGTCTACTGCTTTTACAACAATCAAGGAGTGGTCTGATGCTTGATAGTCAACCAGCGGCATTTGCCGAACGTGTCTGGGAGGTGGCCTCCCAGCTTGGAAACAACGCCCCGAAAATCGCCGATGACATGATGGAAACTGCGTTTCCGCTCACCTGTACGCAGGCGCGGCAGGAAGGGGCGCTGCGGATGCTGCGCATCGGCGTCATCACCGAGGTAAAACGCACCCTGCGCAACCGGAGCGACGTTCTGGGCCAGTCAGATTTCTCCGAGTTCAGCGAGAGTTTTGCACCACTTGTCCAGGACCTGCGTTCGAAGTCCTACTTTGTCGAAAGTGCCGAGGAATATGTCACGATCCCTGGCCTGATCGCCGAGCCGGATCTTTTGGATGAAGCACGCCGCTTCATGCGGCGTAAGGGCAAGGAATGCCTGGACGAGGCTGATCGTCTTGATGCGCTCTATGTTGCAGTTACCCGTAATGATGCTGATGCATCTGCTGCACCGCCGGAGGTGCTGTCATGATCGGCGCGCTTCCCGTCATCACCGCAGATCAGCGGTTGTCGGAACCCCGCGGCGTCAAGGGCTGCATCTTCGGCAAATCCGGCATCGGCAAAACCAGCTTGCTGTGGTCGCTCAACGCCACGACGACCCTGTTCATGGACCTTGAAGCAGGCGATCTCGCCATCGAGGGCTGGCAGGGCGACACGATCCGGCCGCGTACCTGGATAGATTGCCGCGATTTTGCGGTGTTCATCGGTGGCCCAAACCCCAGCTTACGCGACGATCAGGCCTACAGCCCGGCGCATCACGCTGCTGTTTGCCAGAAGTTCGGCGACCCCGCCGTGCTTGAACGCTACGAGACGCTGTTCGTGGACTCGATTACCGTTGCCGGGCGGCTGTGCTTTCAATGGTGCAAGGGCCAGCCTGAGGCGTTTTCGGAAAAAACCGGCAAGCCGGATGTCCGGGGGGCTTACGGGCTGCATGGCCGCGAAATGATCGCTTGGCTCACGCATCTGCAGCACACCCGCGGCAAGAACATCTGGTTCGTCGGCATCCTTGACGAGAAGCTTGATGATTTCAATCGCAAGGTGTTCTCGCCCCAGATTGATGGCGCCAAGACCGGATTGGAACTGCCCGGGATCGTCGATCAGGTGATCACCATGGCGGAGATTGCCGGTGCTGATGGGCAGCCCGCGCGCGCCTTTGTTTGCCAAACGCTGAACCCGTTCGGCTTTCCGGCCAAGGACCGCTCCGGGCGTCTCGATATGATCGAGGTGCCCCATCTCGGCCAGCTGATGACCAAGATCCACGGCCCGGTGCGTCCTGCGGCCGCGCGCCTGACCTATGCCGCCACTGTGCAGGACCCGCCTGCCGAGGCTGCTTCAACCCCCTCCCACGTCAATTGAAAGGACAAATCCGATGACCGGACTCTGGAACGATTTTAACTCTGCGCAATCAAGCAGCAACGTGATCCCCAAGGGCACGCTTGCCAAGGTGCGCCTGACCATCCGTCCCGGCGGCTTTGACGATCCGTCGCAGGGTTGGACCGGCGGCTATGCCAAACGCGGCGCCACCGGAGCTGTCTATCTCGACGCTGAATATACCGTTGTCGAGGGCTCCTTTGCCAAGCGCAAGATCTGGTCGCTGATCGGGCTCTACAGCCCCAAGGGTCCGGATTGGGGCAATGCCGGGCGCGGCCTGATCAAAGACATCCTGAACTCGGCGCGTGGCATCGGCGACAAGGACAACTCGGCGCAGGCACAGGCCAAACGCCGGATCAGCGGCTTTGCCGAGCTGGACGGGATCGAATTCATCGCCCGGATGGACATCGGCTCCGACACCAATGGCGAGGACAAGAACGAGGTCCGCTCAGCCGTCACGCCCAGCCACCGCGACTATGCGCAGCTGATGGGGCAGGGTGGGTCTGCGCCGATGCTGGGCTACAGCCAGCCCCCGGCAAACAACGCACAGCAGCAGGGCTATGCCGCCCCGGCTCCGGGCTACGCAGCAGCCAGCCCCCAAATCCAGACAGCGCAAACCCCTGCGACCCCCGGTTTTTCCGGGCGTCCCAGCTGGGCCGAGTGAGGGGCAGAGCAATGCGCCTTCGCCCCCGTCAGAAACTCTTTGTCGAGCGCAGCCTTGCTGCGCTCGACGCCCACGGCAACACGCTGAGTGTGGCGAGCACCGGGTTTGGTAAAACTTTGGCTTTGTCTGCGGTTGTTGGGCAGCGCATTGCTGAAACCGATGCCAAGGCCTGCGTGCTGGCGCACCGCGATGAGCTGACCGATCAGAACCGGGGCAAGTTTGCCCGGGTCAATCCCGGCCTGACCACGTCGGTGGTCGATGCCAGTGCCAAGTCGTGGGCGGGTCAGGTAACCTTCGCCATGGTGCCGACGCTGGCCCGGATCGGCAATCTCGCCGCCATGCCGCGGCTTGATCTGCTGGTGATCGACGAGGCGCATCACGCGGTGGCGGCAAGTTACCGACGCATCATCGACCATGTCCGCAATGCCAATCCTGACGCGCGGATCTTCGGCGTCACCGCCACCCCGAACCGGGGCGACAGACAAGGCCTGCGCGCGGTTTTCGACAATGTGGCCGATCAGGTGCGTCTGGGCGAGTTGATCGCTTCGGGTCATCTGGTCCCGCCGCGCACCTTCGTCATCGATGTTGGTGTGCAAGACAAGCTGCGCGCGGTGCGGAAATCGCTGGCGGACTTCGACATGACAGAGGTCGCGTCGATCATGGACCGTGCGCCGGTCACCGACGAGGTGATCCGCCACTGGAAGGAGAAAGCGGGTGACCGGCAGACGGTGGTGTTCTGTTCCACTGTCGCTCACGCCGCGCATGTCACTGAGGCCTTCAACGCTGCAGACGTACCAGCTGGGCTGATCCACGGCGATCTACCGAGCGATGATCGCCGCGATATTCTGGCGGCCTACGCCGCCGGGGGTATTCGCGTCATCGTCAACGTGGCGGTGCTGACGGAAGGCTGGGACCATCCGCCGACCTCCTGCGTCGTTCTGCTGCGCCCCTCATCCTACAAATCGACCATGATCCAGATGGTCGGGCGTGGGCTGCGCACCATCGATCCGGAGGAACACCCCGGCGTCATTAAGACCGACTGCGTCGTGCTGGATTTCGGCACTTCGAGTCTGATCCACGGCACGCTGGAGCAGGATGTCGATCTCGACGGTAAGACCGAGACTGGCGAAGCTCCGACCAAGGTGTGCCCGGCCTGTAGCGCCGACATTCCTCTGGCCTGCTTTGAATGCCCGCTGTGTGGCGAGGTTCTTGGCGCTGATGACGACGGCGAGGCCGATGCCGTGGGCCGCGCCGAGTTGACCGGCTTCATCATGACGGAGATCGACCTTCTGAAGCGCTCCAGCTTTGCTTGGATCGATCTGTTTGGGGCCGATGACGCGCTGATGGCCAACGGGTTCAACGCCTGGGGCGGCATCTTCTTTCTGGAAGGACGCTGGCATGCGGTCGGTGGCGCAAAGGGCCAAAACCCCCGGTTGCTGGGCATCGGCGAGAGGACGGTGTGCCTCGCGCAAGCCGATGATTGGCTGAACGAGCTCGAGACAGATGAAAGCGCCTTCAAAACGCGTGGCTGGCTGAAACAGGCCGCCACAGACAAGCAGCTGCAATACCTGCCGCCCGCCTATCGGCAGGATTATGGCCTGACGCGCTATCACGCCTCGGCGCTGATGACGTTTACCTTCAATAAACGGGCGATCCGCCACCTCGTCATGACCGCCGCCCCCGACCAGCGGAGGGCCGCATGAGCATTGTCGCGCAAATCCCATCCCCGCCCACAGCGGCTGAGGATCGAGCGCTGCCTGCGCGTATCGGGCATCGGCGCCCAAGCCTTTGTGCAGTCTGCACGTCTCCCACAAAGGGGTTTGGCTGGTTCGATCCCCATCAGCCGCGCTCGCACCGAACCCGCCGCTGGTTTTGCTCCATGGGCTGCCAGGCGGCCTTCACCCTCAAAGCCCAAAAAGGATTGAACATGGTCGATTTCACCGAAGAGGAAACGCGAGTGCTGCCCGCCGTCATGCGCGCGCTTGCGCCTGAGATGGAGCGCATCGGCTGGGATCGGCCGCTCGCCGGTTTGACCACCAATGACATGCACCGGCTGATCGTTACCACGGTCGCGGCATTTCGCGCTGAAATGGCTCTGATCACCAAGGATACGGAGATCCCATTCTGATGTTGGACTATAATCACAGGCCCAGCTTCGGCGACAAGGTAAACGCCGCCGTCGATGCAGCGCTGACCGCTGACAATGCCGCCCGCACCCCGCGCGATTATCTTGGTGGCTCGCGCCTTGGGCATGCCTGCGAACGCGCGCTGCAGTTTGAGTTCACCCACGCGCCCAAGGACGAGGGCCAGGATTTCAGTGGCCAGTTGCTGCGCATCTTTGCCATCGGGCATGTCCTTGAGGATCTGGCAGTGGCTTGGCTGCGGCAGGCTGGCTTTGATCTCTACACTCGCAAGGGCAACCGGCCTGACGGCGGCCAGTTTGGCTTTTCTATCGCCGGTGGGCGCATTCGCGGCCATGTCGATGGCATCATCGCCGCAGGCCCAGAAGGTCTCGGACTGGCCATTCCTGCGCTCTGGGAATGCAAGACGATGAACGCCAAGAACTGGCGGCTCTGCGTCAAGGATGGCGTCACCAAGTCCAAGCCAGTCTACGCCGCCCAGATCGCGGTCTATCAGGCCTATATGGATGCGATGGTCCCCGGCATCGCGGCCGCGCCAGCGCTGTTTACGGCAATCAACAAGGACACCGCCGAAATGCACCATGAGTTGGTGCCCTTCGATGCCGATCTGGCGCAGCGCATGTCGGATCGCGGCGTGCGGATCCTGCAGGCCACCGACGCGGGCGAGTTGCTGCCGCGCATAGCCCAAAATCGCGACTTCTTTGAATGCCGCTTCTGCCCATGGGCTGAGCGCTGCTGGGGGATGCCCGCATGAGCGACGACAACATCATCCATTTCAACCCTTGGCAGGATTTCAACGACGCACCCTCGATCGAGGACCCGTTCGGCGTCGAGCCGGATCCAGCCCAGATCGAAACCTTCATTGATGTCGTCTTCGGCTACTCCGAGGGCCTGATCCCGGTC